GTGGAGCTAAGTGTTCTATAACAGAAGGATTCTTAGAAAAATAATAATCTTTTTCATCGATAAGGACTTACTAAGACTATTCCATCAAAAGGCTCTAAGGTGGCTTAATTTTATTTTTAGATTGATTCCAAGGTAGATCTTCTCAATCTAGCTAAACGACTGGATCTTAGTAACCTATCAAGATTTGATTTGTTTATGGATAATAGATTTTCTTCTTATCAGTTAAGAAGAAATGATACCAGCATTTCTTTTATGTAGGACATCAAACACCGTCTGTCAATACCATCTAAATAGGCTTCTTCACAACAAAATGAACAACGTTGATAAGAATAAGCAAAAGTGGCTCGCAGGTTTTAAGAATGTAGCATAGAGACAGGGCAATCAATATTACTGGTATGAAATTTGCTCTTTTAGTCCCTAAGAGGTTATATTTTTCCTGTTTGACTATCTGTTTGTTTAAGTAAATCTCATTTAGTATATCTTGAGGTCATCCACTTATAGTTAAAGTTCATGTATGCATTGGCTTCTCTAGTATATTTCCTAAACCAACTGTAAACCTTTTATTTTGTTTCTCTGCATCAGTGAGTAGATCATTGAAAAAATTGCTTTATAGATAACAATCAGAGAAACTATCTGCTCTAGGAATATAAAAGTTTTCGTTGTATTACCTTGAGTTATACCTCCCGAAGAAAACTCTCAGATAACCTAGATCAATCAATAGGTCACAATTTTTCACTGCCATATTACTATGAGAATACACATTCATGGTACCATTCGTCCTCATGTTAATCATTTATGATCCATCCTTGGAAAATATACTGTATTCTCCTTCCATTAAGGGAAGATAATATCTTCCAGGAACTTATTCAAATAGCAGACCAGTAACATAAAACAGAGAATTTAAACAGTTGCTAGGTATACTAGGAATGTAGTAATGAGTGTCATTCATTACGAAGTGCTTCTTTCTAGCCTGAAAATCCAATTTCTTTAACATGAAGTCCCAAGATAAGAATTCTTCGAGAGTCGCTTCTATTACTAGTGACTAGATCAAAGTTGTAGGCAAGCTAGTTATGGGGTTAGATTCATAATAGGTGTTATCATAATCCCCTAATCTAGGTCGAATGCAAATGATGTACTACTCATCCACAGATAACAACTCTGAAACGATTCGATAATTGTCTTTAGTAACGTGGATCACTTCTTTATCACCTGGATAGACCTTTGAAGATAGCTTTATAAACTACTGATACTTAGAACCGAGATCAAATATCAGTGATCTTGAATCAGATGTAAAACACTTAAAAGCATCATTAAGAGACCTGGTGTACAATCAGTCGATAATAGAACGGAGATTGTTATGTCCTCCGTGGCTGTTTTGACACTACTATTCGATCTCTTCTTTAGAGAAGACCACACCTGCCTTAGCACACTAGTTAGCGAAAGCTTGATTCATTCAAAAAGAAGGAGTGCTCTTAAACACTTTAAGCTACTAGTCATAAGAGATCTTTGCTTTCCCGTTCGTCATCTTCTCAGAGGAGACAGAAGTGTTTAAAAGTGAGCCGTCATACAAATCTAAAAGAGCATATTTATTTACTTGACCTGCTTCTCTTCTATTAGTAACCTATAACTCCACTGTGAATATTTCCCTATCCTCAGGCTTCTCTCAGGTTTTCTTTTGTTTAAGACTTATTAAAAAGTTCAACACGAACAGCACCAGGCAAACTAGTGGATTGAAAACCTTAGAAGTAATATATCTCAACTTAGAAAATTTGTTTTCAAGTTGTTGTCATTCCACCCTGATTTGCAAATCTTTGTCTCCATTGTCATAGAAAGCTACACACACTTGCTGTTCTAGGTCGTCTATATTCTTAACTCCTGAGAGATCTACAGATTTTCCGAGAGATTGACTTAGTTTTGAACTAATAGATTCTTTCTTTTCCAGATCAAGAGGGAATTGATCATCTAATTCCTCGTATTGTTCATCACTCAGTTATAATAGATTTTATACTAACAATCTATTTTTAGACAGGTCTTAGGATACATTCCACTACAGTGGGTTCTTTGAATACTCAATATAAAACTTTGGGTTGACAGTCTTCAATTATTCAAAATCGTTTATTTTCTGATCTTTTTGGTCTAAAAGATCCAGTCTCTACCTGTCAAAAGCATCTCGCTATCTCTTAGCTTGTTCTAACTAGTCTTTAGGGAGATAGGCCAAATGTGACTCAAATGAATCTCGGTTACAGAAGATTTCTAAAGTATCACCCTCGACTATGCACCCGTATTATTACTAGATGAATGAGTTAAGTTATTTAACCGAGACAGATGTATCTGCAGGTAAAGATGTCCTTAATTTTACCCATTCAGATTTTAATAATTCAAAAGAGTTTCAAATTCTTTCGTCTTTCCATTAGCCTTAAATGTTATCACAATCATAGGATAAAGCAAAGGTAAAAACTTCAGGTGAAGTGTAATTTATTACCAATCTACTGCCCTTGAAAAATCCAGATCGAGGAATTGCTAACAAAGGATAGCTCATATCCAACATGTATGTACACAATAATTCACTGCAAATGTTCCATAGAG